TAAAATTAAATTATTAAATATGAAATCAAATAAAAATTACTTCGATAAGCTAAGAGATGAATTAGAAAACGTTAAACCAGAAAAAGAGAAAGAAATATTTTTAAGTCAAGAAACAAGAGAAAAACTTATTAATACTCTTTTAAATAGTCAAGAGAAATTGACCTATTACCACAACAATAGAAAACTTTTTCCAGACCGAGATTTAAAAAACTTTTTAATGGATCAGGAAGAAGAAAATATTTATAAAATCAAAACAATTTTAATCAACAATAAATTTTAAATATGAAAGAAAATCCAAACGCTTTACGCATTGCAATTAATCAACTAAATAAAGATAAAGACGATTTAGTTAAAATATTCCATAAAAACAGAATATTAAACGCTGAGAAATACACAAAAAGTTTTGAGCCATTAGAAAAGAGAAAAGATTTAGGAAGTAAAATTAAAACTTATTCTCATTGGTTAATTAACGAATGTAATGATCCTCTTGATGAGATAGAGTATTTAGTTAATTTAATACTTGACGACACCAGAAACAGAAAAAAAGAAATTTTAGAAGTATTAGAAATAAATCAAAAACTATAATCATGATACACGAAACAAAAGAAACGAAAAAATTTTATTGGGAAAACGATACTTGGGGAGTAATCCACACAGAACAAGGCGAAACATTAGAAATTAATTTACATACTTGCGACACATCAGGAAAACAATATATAAGTTTTTATCCTGAACAAACAGAAGACGTTAAAAAGTCAATGAAAGTCTTAGCGTGTTATGAAGTAAATCAAAAACTATAATCATGAAATTAAAAGTAACGAGTTACAGAGAATTTGATACTCGACGAGGAGTAGGGTATGAATGTAAAACAAACGTAAAAGGTATTGAGATTTGGAATGATGGGGAGGGAGGCGGTACGTTTATTGAAAATTCACAAAGAAATGATGAGTACCATCATTTAACAGAATATCAGTTAGAAATATTAATTGATGAATTTCTAGGAATAACACCACAACAAAAAAAAGAGATAGAAAAACAATATAAAAATTAAATAAAATAAAAATGGGAATAACATATAAAGTGCCATTAGCAGAAGCATACGATATAGAGATTGATGTTGAAGTGGGAGGAAATGAATTTGAAGCAGTTATTTTTAATTTGCACATTGCAGAGGACTGGGAACATCTTGAACCAAGAAATCCTAGATATATAAATACCGAACTAAATATATTTATGGTAAATGATTTAATTAAGGCACTTAAATTAGCGAAAAAAGATTATGAATATTATTTAAAAAATGGAAAGAAAGATTATTATAAGTTTAGAAAAGAAGTATTAAAAAAAAATTAGGGAGTCCCTAAAAAATCCCTAAGATCACAAGAATTTAAATTAAATTAAATAATAAATTATGAAAAGAATACAAAAACTATGGAATTGGATTACCACTAAAGAGCCTGAACATGAAACATTTGGAGATTATTTCTTCAACCTTATCCATAAAAACTATGGAATTGGATTACCACCAATATTCGATTATTTAAGGAGTAAAGGATTTAGCGAGGATGAGATAGATGATATGACTATAAGAGAATTATATATGATGATAGAAGAACAAATGGAAAAAGATAATATTAATTAATTTAAATAAATTATGAAAAAAGAAACTAAAACCACTTACCAATATTCAGATTATAGGGGTAGTGAAATGATCTGGTCAACAGAAGACATTGAGTCCATAGCTGAAAATTTAGATATTAATTATTTAGATTTTGATGACTATGAAAGAATTTTGAATGATACTTTTAAAAACTATGGCGATGAAATTATGGAAGAATTAAGGGGTTATTTTGAGGCACAAACTTATAGTCATGCCAAAGCAAAAAAAGAGAGAATAAAAGAAAAAGAACGTCAGGAACAATAGATTAACTTAAATTAAATAATAAATTATGAAAAAAACAGAATTTGACAAAATGATGAAAGACTCATTTGGAGACAGAGTAATTAATGTACCATCTGAGCCAACAATGAAGGTAAAAATTACACAGAGAAGTGTTTATCACAAGATTGCACAAATTGAAATAGATGTTCCGGTACCCAAAGATGCTTTTTTTGAGGAAATTCAGGAATGGATTATAGAGAACGAAGACACGTGGATTGATGAAATTGACCATAAATTAAATGAACAAGAATTTGTTTTTGGGCGTGGAATGGACGATGATAATCATTGGACATATAACGATGAAGATTCTGAGTGGAGAATTGATGCAGTAAGAGAAACAGTGTTAGGTAAAATGCCAACTGGAGGGCATTTATAAATAAATTAATTTAAATTAAATAATAAATTATGAAAAAAAAATTAACTTCTTGGGAAAAACAAGTAAAAAAAGAAGGTGGGTTAGAGGCGTATTGGACTAACCAAGCTAAAAAATTAGTAGGTAAAACTATAACTGGGGTTCGATATTTATCAAGAGAAGAAACTTTAGAGAATTACTGGGAAAGAAGACCTATCGGTATTGAACTTGATAATGAATATTGGATAGTGCCAAAGTCAGATGACGAAGGTAATGAAGGTGGAGGGTTAGACGTGCATTTTATGAAAGACATAAAGTCATGTCCTACACTATCGGTTAATGATAAATATTTAGAATCATGAGTTTTGTATCAGATTGTTGTGGAGCAACACCCTATCTAGGCAGTACCGATTATGGTAGGTGCAGTGATTGTAAAGAGAATTGTGAATTTGTTGATGAAGATTTAGAAGAGTGTGATGTTTGTTATGGACAAGGATATGTTCATAGTAACGACGAAGAAGGGAACGATGAAATTCAAAAATGTGATGAATGTGAGAAGTTTGAATCCGATCAAGATGCAAAAGAATATTATAGAGACTTAGGATTCCCTGAATTCTCTTACGAAGAAGAGATTTTCAGGAGAGAGGAGGGTAGTAATGAGTTATAGATATATAATAGTAATGCTTGACAATGTTTATGAGGAAATAACAGATAGAATTCCTGACTCTAAAAGAAGAGAAGATATTTTAAGCAAAATAGATGACGTTCAATTTTTAATAGAAAATAGTTATGAATAAAAAAACACACAGAATACAAATTCTTAGAGAAAGGCAAGAAGCTAAAGAGAAAAAATTTAATGAGGCTTCTTTTTTAAAAAAAATATGGATGCTTATAACTTTAAAAAAATAATAGATATGAATTTAATAGACTTACAAGGCACTCTTCTTGAAAAACAAGACGAGATTGTTAAAATGACTAAGAAAATGAACAAAATCTTAGATGAAAAAGCCAAGATTACAGACAAGTTAAATTGGTTTAGAGTTTATGGCAATTACATAGGCGAAGTTTATAGTAATGTAGATGCTGAGGCGTGTGGATATGCTGATGGCGATGAAGAATATGAAGAAAATATTGAATCAGCAAAAAAAAATCAAAAAGTAGGTTTTTATAAGATAAATCCATTTGGAATTGATAATAAAATAAACTAAATTTACTCTACTATGCAAAAAATTAATCCTGAATTAGAAGAGTTTTATAATTATTATGAAGAATTTTATGGAACTTCTTTTTTATTTATATAAAACAGTGTTTGTTTAAATTGCGCTAACCCTCTAGTGAAAACTAGGGGGATTTAGTGGTATAAAACTTAATTAAATTTAATGAAAGAAAAAATTTTTGAATATTATGCTAACTCAATAGCAAGTCAGTTTAATATTTCTTTAGAAGAAATGTTTACTCAAACCAAAAAAAGCCATATAGTTGACGCAAGACAATTATTGTATTTCTTATGTATTGAGAGACCAATTAAAATAAGTTATTTACAATCATTTTTAGAATATCATGGGTATATTGTGACTCACTCTACTATAGATTATGGATATAAACAATCTAAAAAACTTATAGAAAGCGATCCTGATTTTAAGAAAATGATTTTAGATATTCAAAAACGTTTAAAGACTTCTTTAAATGATAATTGAAGAATTATATTACATATTTGAAGAGGCATTAAATGACAAAAAAGCAATAAAGACTCAGACTAAAAAAATGCATTCTGTTATTGCTAATGGAATTAAAATTCAAAAATTTTCTGATCGTATTGAAATTCTTAACATGGGGAAAGGTGGCGACTATTTTCAAGAATGTACTATGGAAGAGTACGATTTTTTTTATGAGGGAGGTTGGCTTATAGGGTGTTATGAGGTTAAAATTAATAATTGTTTACACAAATTAAAAATAATTGAGGAAAGAATTAAAACTGAAGTTAACACCAGAAAAAATGATAAGCATATTCAGAATTTAAAAACAAGAAGAGAAAATATACTTCAGAAATATACTTTAAATAAAATCAAATTAAATCAAATAAAATCAAATGGAAAATTACTTTAAAAAGTTGTCAGCCATCAACGTAAAAGGAATGGCAGAAAAGAAAGGAAATTTTAATTATTTGTCGTGGGCAAATGCTTGGGCATTAATTAAAGAAAACTATCCTGATGCACAAAGAAAAGTGTATGAGTCAGCACAGACAGAGCTTCCGTATTTTACTGACGGAAAAACCGCTTCAGTAAAAGTGGGAATCACAGTAAATCAAATAGAGCATATTGATTACTTGCCTGTAATGGATTACAGAAATAATTCTATTCCTATAGCTAAAATTACATCTATGGATGTTAACACTGCTATACAAAGGTCTACTGCTAAAGCTATCGCAATGCATGGATTAGGTATAGCTATATTTAAAGGTGAAGATTTAGTAAATATAGCCACTCCTCGACCTAACGCACCTGAAGAGCCTAATAAAGAAGTTGTATACACTTTAAAGGTTGGAGACGAGAATTGGGATAAAGTTCTTAATTACATATCTAAAAAGCGAGGAGACGGATTAGAGAAGATTGTTAAAACCTTATCTACTAAGTATAAAATTACATCAGAAGTAAAAAAAGAATTATCTACTCATGTCTAGAAGTATTTTAAAAGTTGTGCCACATGGGACGCAAATAATAGAAAAACTTAAGAATGATAAAGATTACTATGGGGAATATGGACAACAATTTTTGTCTAACTCTAACATTTATAATCTTTTAAAATTTCCTAAGTTATTTAGAATTCCTCAACCTAAATCAAAAGCCATGTTGGAGGGTTCTTACTTTCATACAGCAATGTTAGAGCCAGAGAAATTAAAAGACTATCAAATTATTGATGTAGCATCTAGGTCTACTAAAGCATACAAAGAAGCGTGTCCAGAAGGAGACATTCTGTTGCTTCAAAAAGAAAAAGAACACTTAGATAGCCTGGTCAATACAATGCAAGATAATCTTGAAATATTTGACGATATTTATGCTGAAGGCAATCAGTATGAAATCCCGGCTATAGATAATATTATGGGTAATGAGTGGAAAGGCAAAGCGGATATTATAACTCAAGATTATGTTATAGATATTAAAACCACCAATGACATAAGTAAATTTATATACAGTTGTAAAACGTATAATTACGACTCACAAGCCTATTTATATCAAAGGTTTTTTAATAAGCCATTAAGGTTTTATGTAATAGATAAACAAACATTTCAGTTAGGAATCTACGATTGTTCCCCTCACTTTATTGAGGGAGGTAAAAATAAAGTAGAAGAAGCAACAGAAATATATAATAAATTTTTTAGTAATGATAAAAGTCATGACATTAATAACTATATTCATAAAGAAATTCTTTAATGAGTGTAAAATAGAAAAAACAACAAGACAAAAAACTGCGTGGGTAGATGTTCCAAATACCTGCGGATCTGTCAAAGAAAAAGAAGAAATTATCATTGACACTATTAATAGATTGGAGCATATAATTAAATTAAAATAATATGAGTGAAAAAGGAACAACACCTATTTATGTAGGAAGTGGAGTTGAGAAATTTAATGGTAATTTGATAGAAATATCTGTATGCCTTTCAGACTTAGCTATCGAACATAGATTTGAGTACAATGGCAAAAGCTATGTAAAGCTAAAAGTAAGTAAAAAGAAAGAAGCAGATCAGTATGGTAAAACGCATTCTGTGGCTATTAATCAATACAAGCCACCTGTGAAGGAAGACTATTAACTAACCAAGCACCAAATCAGGAATGCCACACTAAAAGTGGTAAAGATTTACTGACAAGTAATTGAGGTTCGATTCCTCTTTTGGCGCCAATTACCACTTAAATTTAATTAAACAAACAAATGCAGATCACTATATTTAAAGATATTAAAGAGACTTCTCAGCCTTTTTACAGAAATGTAGAGGTAATTATTCAAAGGATAAGAGAAGGAGCTTCTAAAGATTTAGTAAAAAAAATAAGAAGCGAAAAAAACAAAGAAAACAGAAACATATTTAAACAAAAACTTCCGGCAGTTTGCTTTAGTGGTACGTTCAATAAAAGAAACGATGGCGCACTGCAAGAACACAGCGGATTAATTTGTTTGGACTTTGATGGTTACCCTTCAAGTAAAGATATGTTAATGGAAAAAGAGAAACTATGTAAAGATAAATTTGTTTTTAGTGTTTTTATTTCTCCTAGTGGACAAGGATTAAAAGCTTTGGTTAAAATTCCTAAAGAACCAGATAATCATAAGAATTATTTTAATAGCCTGGAGACTTATTTTGGATCTGACTATTTTGATAAGACATCAAAAAATATTTCAAGAGTCTGTTATGAATCTTACGATCCTTTAATTCATGTTAACGAAACATCAAGTATATGGGATAAAATTTACGAAGAGCAATACACAGAGGTTGAAAAGCATGTAGACATACCCACTATACCCATTACAGACGAAAATAAAATTGTAGATATACTAACTAAATGGTGGCAAAAAAAATACCCTATGATAGAGGGGCAAAGAAATCATAATGTTTTTGTTTTAGCTTCCGCATTCAATGACTTTGGTATTTCTAAAACTTTAGCCCAGTATGTATTGAATGGTTATTCAAGTAAAGATTTTAATGATAATGAAATTAAAAGAACTATAACCTCTGCTTATCAGCAAGTGCAAAACTTTGGCACTAAATATTATGAAGACCAGGAGCAAATAGATAAGATTAAAGCAAAACTAAAAAGAGGAGTATCAAAAAAGGAAATACGATCTGAATTAGAAGGTTCGAAAATTGAGGTCGGAGTAATTGATAATGTTATTAGCAGAATCGAAGAAGAACAGTCTAACTCAAGGTTTTGGACACAATCGGATAAAGGTGTTATAAAAATAGAACACATACTGTTTAAACATTTCTTAGAAGAACATGGGTTTTATAAGTTTAATCCTGAGGGTAGTAAAAATTATGTTTTTGTTAAAGTTACTAACAATTTAATTGACCATACATCTGAAAAAGAAATTAAAGATTTTATATTAAATCATCTAATAAACTTAGACGAGCTCGATGCTTATAATTATTTTGCTGAAAACACAAGGTATTTTAGAGAGGAGTTTTTAACCTTATTATCTTCTATTGATGTTTATTTTATTGAAGACACAAAATCTACTGCTTACTTGTACTTTAATAATTCAGCTGTAAAAATTACACATGACAACATAACTTCAATTGATTATTTAGATTTAGGAGGATACGTTTGGAAAGACCATGTGATTGACAGAGCTTATATTTCTTGTGAGTCTACTGATTGTGACTATAAATCTTTTATAGAGAATATTTGTGGTAAAGACAAAAGTAGAATTAACTCTATGAGGTCTACTATAGGATACTTGCTTCATGCATGGAAAAATTTATCTTACTGCCCGGCAACAATATTAAATGATGAGGTTATAAGTGATAATCCTGAAGGTGGTACTGGTAAAGGATTGTTTATGACTGCATTAGGGCAAATGAAAAAATTAGTTGTAATTGATGGAAAGTCTTTTAATTTTGACAAAAGTTTTGCTTATCAATTGGTGTCAGCTGACACACAAATACTTTGTTTTGATGATGTTAGTAAACATTTTAATTTTGAAAAGTTGTTTTCTGTAGTAACAGAGGGTTTAACTTTAGAAAAGAAAAATAAAGATGCTATTAAGATTCCTTTTAGTAAATCTCCAAAAGTATGTATTACAACAAACTATGCGATTAGAGGCAAGGGTAGTTCTTTTGAAAGAAGAAAATGGGAATTAGAATTAGCGCAACATTATACCAAGGATTTTAATCCTTTAAGAGATTTCGGAAAGTTAATGTTTGGCGAATGGGATGATGAAGAATGGTGTAGTTTTGATAATTACATGATTGAATCTTTGCAAATTTATCTTGCTCATGGATTAATTAAAAGTGAATTTGTTAATTTAAAAATTAGAAGATTGTCTGCTGAGTCATGTCATGAATTTATAGAGTGGTGTGGGCTTGTAAAAGGTATGCCTCTTAATGACAAATTAGAAGTAAACAGAAGGATTTATAAACAAGATTTATATGTTGACTTTACAGAAGACAACCCTGATTTTGCGCCAAAAGCTAAAATGACCGTATCAAGAACCAGGTTTTATAAGTGGCTTGTAGCATACAATCAATTTAAATATGACTGTGATCCTGAAGAGGGAAAAGACACAGGTAGGTGGATTAGATTTAGAAACAAACACGAGTTAGAGGTTAACTTAGAAATAGAATTTTAATTATGGAATTAAGAGATTATCAAAAAGAGATTGTTAGATTAGGTGTAAATGTTTTAAAAGAGCATAAATTTGTTTATCTTGCCATGGAAGTTAGGACTGGCAAGACGCTTACGAGTTTGAGTATTAGTAAGACTCTTGCTGTTTCTAACGTCTTATTTATTACTAAAAAGAAAGCAATATCAAGTATACAAGATGACTACAACTTACTCAATCCTGATTTTAGCATTAATATTATTAACTACGAGTCGCTTCATAAAATAGATTGTTGCCCTTACGATGTTATAATATGTGATGAAGCTCATGGAATGGGGGCATATCCTAAACCTAGCTTGAGATCTAAATTAGTCAAGTCTTTAATTACAGCAAATAACAATCCTTATGTAATTTTATTATCTGGAACTCCAACACCTGAATCTTACTCTCAAATGTATCACCAAGTTTATGCTATACCGGGAAGTCCTTTTAGTCAATACAAGAATTTTTATCATTTTGCAAAAGAATATGTAAATGTTACTCAAAAAAAGATTGGGCCAATAAGTATTAATGATTATTCTGATGCATCTATTGACGTACTTGACATGATGGAAGATTACACAATTTCTTTTACACAAAAAGAAGCGGGGTTTAAAACAGAGGTAATGGAAGAGATTTTGACTGTTGAAATTGCTCCTCAAACCCACCGAATGATTGTTAGGTTAAAAAAAGATAGAATATTAGAGGGAGAAAACGAAGTAGTGTTAGCTGATACAGCCGTTAAGCTTATGTCTAAAATACATCAATTATATTCAGGAACTGTAAAATTTGAAAGCGGGAATTCTGAGGTAACTGATTTAAGTAAAGCTTATTTTGTAAAAGCTTATTTTGAAGGTAAAAAAATTGCTATTTTTTATAAATTTAAAAAAGAGCTTGATGCAATTAAAAATATATTTGGAGATAATGTTACTGATGATTTAGAAGAATTTAAAAACACTGACAAGTCTATTGCTTTACAGATTGTTGCAGGAAGAGAAGGAATAAGCCTTAAAGAAGCTGAAGCTCTTGTGTATTATAATATAGATTTTAGTGCGACAAGCTACTGGCAATCAAGAGATAGGATGACTACTAAAGATAGAAAGTATAATAAAATTTATTGGATATTTGCTGAAAATGGGATAGAACATCAAATCTATAAAACAGTAATTAACAAGAAAGATTATACTCTTAATCATTTTAGAAGAGATTTATTAATTCTAAATTAAATAACATGAATACAAGAAAAACATCAATAGAATGCTTTAATAAAATTAAACAAGAAGGGTTGTTGAGTAAAAGAAGATTACAAGTATATGAGTCAATTTTTAATTATGCTCCCTGCACAGCTTCAGAAGTTTTTAATGACAAAAATCTTAAAACAAATCAAAGCGGAAGATTTACAGAATTGCGAGATTTAGGGGTAATTTATGAAAAAGGCGAAAGATTATGCAGAATAACAGGAAGAAATGTAATAGAATGGGATTTAACAGATAGATTACCTGTAAATTTTAAGAATAAGAATAAAACAAAAAAACAGAGAATTAATGATGCTATAAATTCTTTTCGTATGTTATATAAAAACAAAGATAACAGCACAACTGAAGACTGGAAAATAGTTGCTGATTTAATCAAGATAATATAAAAAAAATGACAGAAACTAAAGAAATATTAGGAGAACATTCTTATACTCAGTGGGTTTATGGTAGACCAAAGCTTATGTGGATTCCAATGATGAATCCTGTTTATTTGACAGAAAATAATTTATGGGATGATGTATCTTTATAGAAAAAATATTAATGACAGAGCAGCAAATACAATATAAAAGAATTAAAGAACTAGAAGCTGAGGGTTATTATGTTTTGAAATTAATTAAGACTAATAAGAATGGCATTCCTGATCTTGTGGCATTGCCTAAAAACTGTGAGGTTTTGTTTTCAGAAATTAAAACACACAAAGGTCGATTATCAAGATTACAACAATATAGATTAAAAGAATTAGAAAGCTATGGGTTTAGAACAGAAATATATAAAGGATAAAGGTTATGATGTTGAAGATGATTTTTTGGAAGCATTGGAAAATATCGACAGGGCTTTGGCTGCGCATATAGTTATATTTCTTGAAGAAAATGTATTTGACTACAAACCTAAGTCTAGGTATCCATATTTTTTAGGAGGATTAGTTCATTACAACAATGAAGCTATTACGTTTGCTGTTCAAATTGTTAAAGAATCTGGAAATTATATAACTCTTTCAGATTTAAAATTTATTAGCATGGATTATTATCTAGATTTAATGTTAAAAAAAAAATATATAAAAGATAAATGAAAGAAGATGTAATTGAAAATATTGATAAAGAAATCAAATATTATGATAATTACAAAACTCAATTAAATCAATTTATAATATACAATTGCGCTTATATTAAACCATCTAAGCTTCAAGATAGAATCAGGTTAGACACAGGGGAATTGTTAAGTGTTTTAAAAGAAATTTCTAGAATACAAAAAATTATTTATGATTTAAATTCATTAAAAAAAGAGAATAAATCCATGTCTTATCATATTTATAATAAAAGTATTAATTAATTTTACTATCTTTATGTAAATGGAATACAAATACCAGGATATAAACAAGATTGCTAGCTACAAAACTTGGCCAGGACGAAAAAAAGTTGACACTTTACTTTTTATCGATTGTACCCTTTACACTCAATTAGGAATAGATTCTTCTATCAAAGAAAAAAAAGAAACTAAACTCAAATCAAAAAATATTTACAAAGCAATTGGCAAAATTAATCCCCAATTAGGCAAGTTGTTTTTACAATCTATGGATAACTGATGGCTCATAAAATTTCAGCAGACGATATAAATGCGATTAATCACATAAATTATGTGACAAATAATTCTCACGACCTTGTAACTGAGTTGTATGAAGACTTGATGGAAAGAGACCATGATCAGGCTAAAATCAAAGCTCAAAACATATGTAAAATTATGGTAGATTTAATTCACTCTTTATCAGATGAAGTCTAGAAAGGCTGAAGGCCCACGTTTAAGATTATCAATCGAAGAGGTTGATATGATCCGTGAGCTTCGTGCTAACCAAATAGATAACATAAACGACAACTCTGCATTATCCACTCATCTTAATGAAAGAGGTATTAACCAAGACGATGTTATTAGTGTAAAACACTGGCAAAGTGCTGGTGGAGATTATAGATTTTCTATTGTTACTAAAGAAAATGTAGGGATTAAAGAGAAAGACATTTTCGACAAAGTAAATACTTTTGTTAATGAATATGCTCCAGCTTATCATACTATAGAAAGAACACCACAAACAGATCCGCATCTTTTAGTTGTTAATCCAGCTGATATTCATATTGGTAAATATGCCAACTCTACCGAAACCGGTGAAGATTATAATAGCTCTATAGCTATTCAAAGAGTAATGGAAGGAATTAAAGGATTAATAAATAAAGCTCAAGGGTTTCAAATTGAAAAGATTTTATTTTGTATAGGTAATGATGTGTTGCATATTGATAATGTTTATAATACCACTACTAAAGGAACTCATCAAGACACTGATGGTAAGTGGTGGGAGCATTATGAATTAGCTTTAGCTTTATACGTAGAGTGTATAGAGACCTTGCGTTTAATTGCTCCTGTTGATGTGGTACACAGTATGAGTAATCACGACTATCAATCAGGGTTTCATTTAGCACACACGTTACAGGCATGGTTTAGAAATGCGAATGATATTACTTTTGATGTGACTGTAGCTCACAGAAAATATTATAAATACGGAACTTCTTTAATAGGATTAGAGCATGGAGATGGTGCTAAAATGGATAACTTACCTCTTCTTATGGCTCAAGAAAAACCCCATATGTGGGCTAGCACCAAGACTAGATACTGGTATCTACACCATATACACCATAAATTGAAACATAAGTGGAGAGACGCTAAGGACTTCATAGGAGTCACTGTAGAGTACATGAGGTCTCCTTCGGCTGCTGACAGCTGGCACTCACGAAAAGGCTATACAGGCGCTCCTAAGGCCTGTGAGGCGTTTATACACCACAAAGAGCTTGGACAAGTGGCTAGATTAACTCACTTTTTTTGAAGCGACAAATTATTTATTAAGTTTCTTGAATACAAAAGCTCTGCACATTTCTCATATTCTTCAGTGCCTTCAAAGTAACTAATCAAATCATTAAACACACGGCTCCTGTCTTCACCCTCTTTAGTAGGATCAAATATTAATGTCACTTTCGTATCTTGATTCAACAATTGCTTGTAACCCACCTGATTGGTTATAACGTAATAGCTTTGTAGCATTAAGGTATGTTCATCAAAATCCTTCAAAATTCTAGTGCTTTTTGAGTTTCGCTTTTCTTTTTTGTTTTAGAACTACCGGGAGTTCTTTTTAAAGGAATATAACCTCCTCTTACTAATGCGTTTATTTCTTTTTTACTAAACCCTATATTTCTCGAAAGTAAAGTACGTTTAATTTCTTTAGATGAAGCGCCTAAAAGAGCAGCCATTCTAACTTGATCTAAAGTATATAAAAAACTTTCTCTTTTATCTTTATCAACCTCTTGATAAGCTTTGTCTAAATCTTTTAAATCCTCTTTTGTGTATCCACCTCCTAGTTTAAGATAATCTTTAAATTTATAAATACTTCCATAGTAATCTTTTTCAGCTTTCATTTGAGCTGTTCTTTCTGGTAACAAATTAAAATACAATTGTCTAGACACATCTATTGTGTAGTCTCTTTTTCCAAACAACTTACCCCATTTAGACTCTGTAATATTCCTTCCTGATAAAAAACCTTTTCCAAAAGCATCTTCCATTTGTAATATTGCGCCAGGCAATAAAGCTCTACTCGCAAAGGGTTTTAAGAAATCATCTAAAAAACTACCAGCTTTCCCTTTTCCTTTATATTTTTTATCAGCATCTAAATAAGCCTGTACAACAAAATCAGTGCTTGCAAATGTCCTCATTTGCTCTGTAGTAAGACCAGCTAAAGCATCTTTCCAGTTTTTAGACTGTAACAAAACGTTTATATTAGCCTCTAAAAGTTGGTGTGGATCAAATGTTGAAGCATCAGTAAATTTTATTTCTCCATTTTCTGCTTTAGTTATAATTAATTTTTCATTTTTTTGCCACTCGTATACAAAATTTCTTATAGCTTGTTCTGTCATTGTTAAACCACCTAATGTTTTTTTCTCTTCTTCTTTAGGCTCATCATCGTCAAACCCTAAACCAAATAATGGAAGCATTCCTCCTAATACCTTACCACCCATTGCAACTGCTGTGGTGTAAAAAGCCCCATCACGAAAAGCCATGTACGACATAATGTTAGTTATCTTTCTAATACCTTCTTTTCTAATACGCTTTCCTTTTGCCACATCAGATTTATCTTTTACAAGCTTATTACCTTCAACCACCATATTGTAAGCATTACCTACAGTATTGTAGGCTGTACGATAAGATTCGGCTTGAAAAGAAATAAAGTTACCAGCCACGACAAGTCTTTTAAAAAACCTAGCAACAGCAGGTATTCTAGAGTAATTAGGATATTGATTTTTTACCATCTCACTCGCTTTCTTTTCTATCTCTTTTGATTCATTTGCATCTAAATCGTTAAAATCTTTATCAAAATAAGTTTTAGCTAAAACTTTAGACTCTTGCTCATAACCCATAATTTTCCAAAAATCATCTCCAATCCTATATCCTTTTGCAGCTTTTTTATACCAATTTTTAGGATTAAACATAGAGTTTTTTAATTTTTTTTGATAAGTTGGTTCTTGTGATAATCTTTCAAAAATATCTCTCTCATTATCAGATTCATTTAATAAGTCTTGAAGCTCTCTAACGTCAACACTTTGATCAATTATACCTAATTCATAATATTTTTCTATTCTTTTACTTAACTCTTCATTACTTTCATTATTCCAAATTGCTCTAATAGCTTGAGCAGATTTTACATAACTACTCCATCCTATTGTACCATTAACAATAGATATAGGCAGATGGCCATTAGCTACTGCAAAATTAATATTTGACAACAGATTAATTAATTGAGTAGATGGAGACAATATTGTTTTAGCAGCTCTAGGATAAGCAACTAAGCCTTTCATGTAGGTATCATATACAAGCCTTCCTATTTTTCCTTGATACCCCTTACCTTCTGGTCTAGGAACGAGCGGAGATCTTTTTGGAAATAAGTTATCTGCAATTTCAGGATAAGTGTACAAGCCGTCTAATGGAGTATAATTCTCATTATTAGTACCAGAAATCTCAACCATTCCTTCAGTCCTGTTAGGGTCATTTTTAGTAAACAAATACTTTCCTATACCCGCTTCATAAACGCTTTGTAAAAAATTAGCACTAGTCAATAAAGATCCTGTTTTTGTCATGGTAGTTAAGTAATTAGCTACTGGATCAGTAATTTCTCCGTATAATTTTCTTAAAGCTTCTGGAACTTCTTTTCTTTGTTTTAATATTTTTAAATTTTTACTTTCCCCAACATAAGTATTTAAAAAATCTGTAGCTGAAGTTTTCTGCGTCAACAAATCATTTATTTTTGATTCAACCAATCTATTAAGAGCGTCTTCAAACTTTTCATTTGTTTTAGCCGCTTCAGCCTCTACCTCTTTAATAAACCCTTTATCTTTCTTTATAAATTCTCTAGCTTCTTCCAATACCTCGGCATCTAAAGTCTTTTTGTAATCTTGACCTTTAACTTTTCCTTCAAACAACCTATAAGATCTTGTTATATATTTCCCTAACTGAGATTCAATTTTATTTCTATAAACCTCCCCCTCTATTTCTACCGGAGAATCTTCCTTAGTTATATTAGGACTATCTAGAATAGCTTTAGACATACTGTCAATGTCACTTCTCATTTGGGTAACTACCTTAGCTAGCTGAGTGCTAATTTTTTTCACCTCACCCCTATTATTTTTAAACTTAATATCTTTAGCATCCATCTCCCCTCTTAAAACTTTACCTAAATCTTCATTTAATTTTTCTAAAGCTTTATTGTCAAGTTTTTTAGTTTTTTTAAGAGCGGTAAATAATTTATTAAACTGAGTTGCTTTTCTTTCTGCTCTAAACACTATAGCATTGTACTTATCTGTTTTATTTTCTTGAGCTGTAAATAATTTTTTTGGTAAATTCCCAGCCGCCTGTAATCCTTTTTTAGTAATTTGATTAATAAAATTAACTGCCTTAGCTAGTTTAGGATTTTTCTTAGCGCTAATATCGAGCTTAAAATTTTTAAACATCTTAGACAATATAGGTACGGTAATTTCAGCGTCTCCTTCTAAAGACGCAAATCCTTCTTCTTTTTGAGCTTGTTTTGCTTCTTTATCGGTTAACCTTGAGTCTCTATCAAGCTTTTCGTTTTCTGTCAATACATCTTCAACTACTTCCTCTACAATGTTTGTTTCTGTTTCTGCTTCTGCTTCTGCTTGTGCTTCTAGTTCAGAAATCTTATCGTTTAATTCTTTTATTCTAACACCTTTTGTTGGTCTGTTTATTTTAGAATCAGCTCTTACTTCTTCTATCTTTTTATTTAAAGAATCTATTTCCTTTTGGGTCTTCGTTTGAGTTTCGTTTTCGGTTTGGGCTTTACTTTCTCCGGTAAGTTCGGAGTCGAGTACAGGCGACTCCACCTCTTTGCTACTGTCGGTAGATTTTTCATCATCCACCTCCTCTGAGCTTTGCTTTTGAATGGCATAATTTAAAATTTTATCTTGGGTTAATTCCTGGTTAGGTTCTTTTTTTTGTAATTCCTCTTTAGCTTCTTTTAATAATTTTTTTTTGGTTGTACTGTCTTGACTATTAAAATCAACAACTTTTTCAATATTTTCATTTAACGCATCTATTTCTGCATCAATTTTTTTTCTAAAAAATTTTGACTTACCTTCTTTTGATTGTTCTAATTCTGATATTTTACTTACATCACCCATAATTGCAGCAGCAGAATCAGCGTCTAAATTCCTAGGTATTTTATTTACACTATTAGCGTAAACATCCATTTCGTTTACTAATGCATCTTTTTGTTCTAAACTCATGTCACCATTAGCAACTTGTGAATCTAAAAGAGAAATTGTTTTATCTCTATTAGATTGAAGTAAACCTAACATTTGAAGTTTATCAATATTATTATCTTTAAATAACGATACTGTATTGCTTTTAACAGTTCCCGCAAAAGGTATTAACATACCAGCTGCATAAGACAAGATAGAGGTGTTGATAAACTCATCTCCTGTTATTGTATCAACCATTATTTTTTGTTTAGCAGAGTCGTTTAAACTAGGGTTAACTACGAATCTTTCTCCAGCTTGTTGAACGTTTTCTTGAATTAATTCTTTAAAACCTTCAAACTGAGCATCGCCTATACCAGGTAGTAGTTTATTAAAAAACTCTCTTACTGATTTTATTCCTCCTTGTTTATATTGTTCTACCGCTCCTTTTACCACAGCATCCTTGCCCATTCTGCCAAACAATAATTCTGTTGCTTTAGTTTGAGGAGATATAAAAGAAGTTGCTCCATATAAAAGAGCCATTTTACCTCCAGCTTCTAACGCTAATTTATTAGCATCGTCATCGTTTAGACCTGCTTTTTTTGCTTCTTTTAATGTTGTTTCTATACCGCTAGACATTCCTATTGTGCTCTGAGCAATAAAAGCACTACCTAAGCCTCTTGATATAGGCACATTTTTTAATATTTCCATTGTAAAGCTCAAGGGACGTTTCAGTATATTACCAGCGCTTAAAGCTCTAGTCCCAGCACCTGCTATTGAAGCAGAACTGGACACTCCTTTTGTTAGGATAATATCCGTAAGAATACCACCCACCACGCCACTAGTATCAATAGCCATTCCTTGTACACTGCCACTCCAATCTTTTTTCCCATTTTTTTTAGCTTGTTCTCTTATTATTTTTTGAGAATTAGCGTCAAGTACACCCGTAACATTAATTTTATGATCAACATCAAATATGTTTCCATTTTCATTTACTATATAATTAACGCCACCTACCTCTACTTGTTTTCCGGAAACATAACCAAAATGTAAATTAGGATCTTTTATAAAAGCTTCGTATTCTTCAGCCATTCTATTGTCGGTAGCAGAAACATCTGCTCCAACTAAATCTAACATTGTACTGGATAATTGATTTATTCTATCATCTACACCACCTCCAAAAGCTTTTGTCATTTCCCACAAACTAAACCCTACGCCTGTTTTATTATCTTTATATTTTTGGTATTTGGTTTCTGCTTTTACTTGGTTTTCTTTTAACTGGTTAACATAGTTAGGCATGTTAGTTTTGATAAAATCAGATAAACTATTAGGATCAATATATTTAGTAGCTCTAAAATCAAGATCTTCAGCTTTCATGCTTAAACCTTTATTGTTTTTTCTATATTCTAATTCTTGACTTCTTCGATCTCTTTTTTGTACATCTTCTAAATACAAGGTAAGCATTCTAAGCTCGTCCATTTCTCTTTGAACAGCTAATCTGTTTTCTTTTTGGCCTCCAAAAGCATAATTAGAACTAGACTCATATAATTCATTATCTACTCTATATTGATAATCATCTTTATAACCTTTGGAAGTTATAAATCCATTAAAATCATCTACATTAATTCCTTTTAAAGCTTCTATATTTTCAAAATAAGTTCCTATAAAGTCGTCATCTTCTTTTTGATCAGTATAAATAAAAGGATTTGTTAGATTTTCTTCTAATGTAATTTCGTCTATCTCTTCAGCAGATTTGTATCTAAATTCTTTAATTTTTTCTAAAGCTTCTGCTCTTACAGTTTTTTTATTACTAGTAGCATTTTTAATTTCTTCCTCAGTTAATTTACCTAATTTTAAAGCTCTTTGAATACCTGTGTCAGCGTATAACGCATCACTTAACTCTTTATTGTAAGTAACACCTTGTTCGTCATCTTTGTAACCTGTACGAATTATATTACCGCCTTTTGTAATGATTGTGTTTTGAGGGGCATCCTCTATATCTATATCAATCTGTTCCTCAATGTAAGATCTTTCTCTAACTGGTTTTTCTCCAGAAACCAAGGAACCATCTTGAACTTGTACTTCTTCCACCACTTCTCCTGTAGTAGATTCCATATCTTCCCCCTGAACAGTGCCAGGTAATTGAGAAGAGTCTTTTTTTTTTACTGAATCATTAAAACCATATTGCTCGTTAAACTCTTCAAAAGATTTAGTGTAATCTCCTGATTCATTTAATCCTTTATATAATCGTTCAGATTTTTTATTATCACCATACTGCTCTACAAATTCTTCATAAGTTTTAGTGTAGTCTCCAGCTTCAAACAAAAGTTTATATAGTCTTTCCATTATTTTTTGTCGTATTTCCCAGGAG